GGGACGCGACCAACACCTAAGGCGGCCTCCATTGTTGGGTCGGGTAGCTGCGTCTCTGTCCCCGAATAAAAAACGACGGACTCCGCAATGTCCGTATTAGTCGTCGAAAAATTGGCGACCAGTTGGTTATTGGCCCACATACGACTAACGCCGACCAGCTCGCCCTCTCCTATGCTGATTGCCACATCGACCGCATAGGTGTAGGTCGTCGTCTCTACCTCCGGGCCGCCCTTGCCGCCCTCGCTCGTCGTCGTGGCCGTCTCGCGTATCTCCGATGCCCATATCACGTTGCCAGCTACCCGCACCGCGCCGTAGACGACGGGGATTGGTGCGCCGTAGCTTGACGCTTGTAGTTTTAGGTCGCCTAATCGAGGGCCCTGTTGTTTAATCGCGTCAGGAGGGTCAACTAGACCGCCTAGAGCTGCGCCAACCGACCAGCCAATAGATGCACCAATCGAGCCGCCCATAAACCCGCCAATGCCAGCTCCAACCGCCCCTAATACCAGCCGCGCCATTATTCGACACCCGGCAATTTGTAGGCACAAACAACGTGCTGCCGCCACTGATCGCTGAGAGCGTGTTCGACCACGCGGCGCGAGAGCGCATAGGCGTGGATTATTGATAGCCCGCCATGCGCGTAGTCGCCAACAATGGCGAGATGCTGCGGCTCCCCATTAAATCGCATCAACAAAACGTCGCCCACGTTAATAGCTGCCGCGTCAATCCGCGTCATGTGCGCGTGGCACTGCGTCATCAACGTGACGCCGTCGGGTATGCGTTTGTAACCATCAACATTAAAATCCGCACCAACAACGCCAAGGTCGCGAGCAACGCCAATAACAAGGCCCACACAATCGCAGCCAACGCCTTTGAGGCGCGCTTGATGCTGCCATGGTGTACCAAGCCACGTCCTCGCCTCTGCGGCCACCTGAGCGCGTTTAATCACGTCTGCGGCTCCTCGCTCGGAGCCGTGTTGTTGTACCCGCTCGCCGTCATCACATCATTGCCGGGCAGGTATGGCTCGCCTCGGAAATTGATCGCATTGGCAAATTTTCCAACGCAGTCGCGTAAAAATTGTTTTTGACATCCGGCGATTGCTGTAAACGTGTCACCCACTGCGATTGTGTACGGCATTGGGAGGGCGAGAGTAAAAACGCCACGCGAGTATGCAATGACCTCCATTGCCAGTCCGCTGTTTTGGCCACTCAAAAACGTCACGCGCCCGTTTGTGCAGTAGTCATCCGGCAGCGTGAGCGTTGCCGAAAAACCTTCTTGACTCAGGACACTGGCGACCGCGCCGCTGTGTGTGTACGCAGCCAGCGAGACTTTGCACCGTGCATCGCCAAGCGCGGCTCTGCACGTCGGTGAGTACAGCTCACCTACGACCTGCTGTAGGTTTTGAGCCAAACCGCGCAGCTCTGCGGTGTAGGCCACTCGCCCTGTTTTCACCTCGCCCAACCTACCCGAGCGCATTTTGATTTGACCCATGGATAGGTCAGACCAGTTGACCATAAAAATCTCTATGGCTGCGTAGTCCCACAGGCCAGCGGCGATGTCAGACTCGGTAATCACAGACGCATCAAGCATGCCATCGACGTCGAGATTATCAACTGACAAATCCGCGTTTGATGCAATCGCCGACGGCGTTATGCCTGTCGCTGCGGCGTATGTACGACCGCCAAAAACAATGTCGGACGAGTGCGACGTGAACCCGTAGACCGTGCCATTTTGCAACGTGGCCAGCCAGCATGTCGCGAGCGTTGTGGTCTCGCTCGCGAGATGCTGCTTAAACGCCTCAGAAACGGCCTTCAAAGCCTAATCTCCGTCAGACTGATGTCACCCCACACATATCGGCGCGGAGACGTCTGTACGACCTGCAATCGCATCTCGTCGCTGTCAAAACGCGCCGGAGTATCAAACTCGCCCGCCCATGCCGTAGGTGCTCCGCTCGTCACCGTGACAATGCCAGTCGCGTGATTGATGCTGACACCGCTACCGCCTGTGACTGTGATCGTGCCTGAGACGGGTTTGACGATTTTTCTGTCGTGCGGAAACGCGCCCGCGCCATAGCGTTTATACATCTGGTATGTAGTGGCGTTGATCGCCACAAACACGCCCTGCGATGCCGTGGCCTCGTAGTCTGTCCAGTCTCTAAACCGAAATCCGTGCGCTTTGCCATTGGCGACGTGGAAAAACGCCGTCAGTACGTCGGTCAACGCACGGTCTTTGGGCGCGTGATTGCAGCGCCACGACCGTCGCGCTTGTGCCCAATTTTGATTTCTCGATTCGTACCCGCCTGCGTTGATGACGACCTCGGTCGAAAACGCGGGGCCGCCCTCAAACTCATAGGTTACGTCGTCCGGGAATCGTGGCGTCTCCAAAAACATTATCTATTCCTCATCCCGGCGACTACAGCCGCGTGCATGCGCGCGGAAATTTGACTCTCTGAGGCGCGGAAACTATTTGCGTCAGGGGTCGAGATATTAAACGTGATGTTGACATTAGCGCCGCCGCCGTTGCCACGCACGCCCAGCCGCCCGCTGCTGTCTCGCGCCAGCGGCATTATAGCCTCGGGGCCAGCCTCGCCCATCATCGCCGGGTTAAAAAATGTTGTGGTGTCTACAACGCCATTCGTAAACGCGCCGCCCTTGGCGTACCCCTCGCCGGGCAGCGTAAACATGCCTCCGGCGGTTTGCCCACCGAAGCCGCTTCCACCGCCAAAAAATGACGAGAATAAATTTAACAATCCACCACCACCACCACCGCCACCGCCCAACCCCTTGAAGAGCGAGCCCGCGATGTCCTGCGCTGCCAATCGCGAGATTTGCGAGACAACGCTCCCCACAAAATCGTTAAACGCATCTTTTGCTGATTTTGTGCCAGTGACAAACGCGGCGAACGCATCGGCGGCGCTGCCAACAAAAATGTTGTCAAATGCCTGCCCCAATAAATCAGTTGACGCCCTCAGCTCCTCGATGCGAACGCGCAGATTTTCCGCGTCCTGCAATAGTTTAGGGTTGCCGGACTCCTGCGCGATTTTCAGCCGCACCTCATAGATGCGCTGTAGCTCCTCGACCTCACGCGCGCGCGCCTCGCTACGCGCCTGCAATGACCCTAGCTCAGTGGTCGCACCGTTCCGCTGCGCGATGCTCACCAACGTCTCGGAGTTTGCACGCTGCTGCGATATGCGATCAGCCTCCTCATTGAGCGCGTTTATACTGGCCTGTGCAACGGTGTACGACCGCAGCCTATCGAGTTGAGCGACCGCCTCGTCGCGTCCCTCCACAACTAGGCGCAGCCGTATCTCCCTGTTCGCCTCATCAAACCTGATCGCCGCCGCGTCTGATAGGCTGCCCTCTAGCTCCTGCACCGCTGCGTTATTCAGTCTGATTTGTTTTTCTAAATCTTCAAACGATTTTTTTTGACGCGCCGCCTCGTCTACCGCCTGATCGCCTGCGGCGCGTTCGAGGGCTCTACGTTTTTGGAGTACGTCTGCAATTTTATTTTCCGCATCGAGCTTGTCGTTGGTTTTTGAGGCACGATTTTTGTAGTCCTCCAACGCGACGATCTCAGCATCAAGCGCCGCGATTTGAGATTTAATCGCTTGCTCTTGTAGCGTTTTTCGTACGGCATAATAATCTGCAAACGAGATCGCGCTGTCCGCGAGCTGCGCATCAATCGCCCTAAAATTTGATGCCAAAATATCGCGCTCTTCCGCGCTCGCCCGTTCAAGTGCCCTGATCTGGCCATCAAGTATTTTTTTGGTGTTGTCGTCAGCGCCAGCGCCCGCACCCGCGCCGCGCTCGCACGATTTGCCGTTCCAACGCCCGCCCGTCATCTCGCACACCTGCTGCGCCATCGTGTTGTTTGCAGGGACCGGCGCGGCAGCCGTTTTGGTGGCGTCGCCAATCGCTTTAATTTCTGCTTCTAGCTGCGTTCTGCGCTCGCGAGCCGCCTCAATCGCGACCTCGATACCAGCGCGAGAGTTGCTCTCAAACAACGAGCCTTGCAGCCGTTTCGTCTCGGACTCAATCTGCCGATTTACAGACGCCAATTCTTTTTGCAATTTGTTCAGCGGCGCGGTGTTGACGTCAGACACCGCCTCCACCATCACGCCACCAATGCCGACCAAAATCGCCTTTAATGTGCCGCTCTCTTTTTGCGCCTCTCGCATCGTGCCAACAATGCGGGCGAGCGCAGGCAGGGCCTCGGACGCGAGCTGCGTCCACACCGCGTTACCTGATGCCCTCAACTCAATTAGCGAGTCATTAAATTTATCAGCCTCATCCGCAGATTGTTTTGTAACTGGATTGAGTTG